ATTTTCCGATAGTGTAATGGACGTCTTTTATGTCCGTCCATTTTTCAAATCTTTACTGGCAGGTTCATCATCTGCTCACGAGAGAGGTTATAAAACGCTTGGCCGGATTTGTGCGTAATGTTTCGGCAGTTATCACGATGGTGTTTAGCAGCAAAAGCGTAGAGCAGATATTCTGATACGACATCGTCGTTAAAGTGTGGTATGAGCATAAGCACAAAACCGCCAACAACCGTGTCGGAATAATCTTTGTCTATGAGTGCGATTTTGCCGATGTGATCCAGGCTACTAACTGCAGGTGTAATCATATAGTTTTTTCTCAAATACAGTTCCGGCTTTACAAGCTCGCTTGAAACGAAAACATCATCGCCCTTAAAATAGAACTGCTCTTCACCGATATTCCCGCCACGCAGTACTCTCACCATTTTGTCTGCCTTTATGGCGAGAGCGTCCTTTTTGTATGCAAGCCCAGACATATTCGAGAAAAGGTCTCTTACACGGCACCATTCCCAAGATGAAGGTATCTCAAAAGGCGCTAAATCTGCCAGAGACCGAACTTCATCGCCGATTTTCTCATAAGGAGTATTATCAGAACTCGGCTTTTTAACGATTACCTCGGTAGTTTAACGAATACTTCAGTAAATCAACGATTACCCCAGCTGTTTAACGATTGCAACGACAAAAAAGCCACAAAACCCATATAAAGCACAAAACCCCGCCGCAGAAATGCTCTGTGGCGGGGTTAGCTTATGTGCTGAAACAGCCGAAAAGCCTTATTTTAAGCGGTTTTCGGGCATAGAAAAAGTCCACCGTAATTCTATCAAAAATACGGTGGCATTTTGGCGGAGATGGAGAGATTAAATATACCACTTTACACCGCTTTTTATTGCTTTATAAAGTTGCTTATAAACCACGCATTTACGTCATTTAAGCCGTTTCATTTGTTCCACATTTCACAAGCATATATTTACAATTCAGCTTTATCGTGTATAATTCGTGTACGCAAAACGTCAAGCATTGAGATGTACTACCTGTGCTGAAACGGCATATTTAGGCGTTTTTAGAGTGGGTATAACTTTTTTGAAGTCTGGCGGGGCAGACTTTAAAAAGTTGTATACAATAGAGTTGCTGCATTTTGTGTCCAAATCGTCCTAGCTTGTAAAAAAAGTGGTTGGCACTTTCTATGGGAAGTTAATAACAATTTTATGTAAATGAGTGGTAGAAATTTTAATAAATATATGGTATAATTTATAATATCTTAGTCTGGGTTTGGAGGAATATGTGATGTCAGACTTTAACAAAATAATAGCATTTCAAAAAATGATGCCATACTTAAATAAAGAGCAACAAGAAAAATTAGCGGATACTCTTGGTATGGATTTGCAGGAAATTGAAAGACGATTAGTAGGAAAAAATAAAGAAGATGAATTTGTTCTCATTCTTCTTTTTATGGAAGTCTGCAAAAATATTACTGCATTTGATGAAGGCGTATCCCAATTATTAAAAACAGCTACTTCTGATTTGCTCGTTGAATTGCAAAATGGAAATAAGTTCATGTTGGAGATAAAGCATACTGAAAAAGAAAAATATTCTATTAGTATGGGAAACTTGCAGAAAAGAATGGACTATGCAAAGGAATATGGATTAGATTTGTATTTTGCAATTTCAATTAAAGGCTATTGGATGCTGTTTAGCGCAGAGTATTTAAAAGATAAAAGGGGAAAAATTGAAATTTCCGACTTGACAAAGTCTAAATTAGATGAAATGCTAGGATGTTTCAGTTATGTTTTTCCTAAAGGAGTAAGAATAAAGAGCGTTTACTCTACGGATGAAACAGTAAAAACCACAGAAATTCAGTTTTCACCATACGGAAAACTTGTATCATATGAGCTATATTACAATGATAAAAAGATTTTCAGATTAAAAGGTAAAAATAGCCCTTATATTATGTGTGCAATGGCTTTAGAAGCTTTGCAAGACAGGCTTTCAATGGACACTCAAACTATACAGCAGTCTGGGAGCTACACGATTATCAATGAATCGTTTTCAAATGATTTTAATGCCATATCAGAATATAAATTCTTGTTAGCACCGATTGAGCACACTGTGTATGATGGTGAAGAAAAATATACTGTGCATACTTATATTGAGAATGCGAAAGTAGACGAAAATGTCCTTCAGAGGCGTTTTCATTTAACACATATTAGAAATACGATGCTATATTTGGCTGATAAAGGGCTCGATATAATGTATATAAAGAACAATTTGATATACAAATTAGACCCTACAAAAAATCTCTGTAAATTCAGCAACCGTGATAAAAAAATATTGTGATAAGCTAAAAAAATCAGCCGCCTCAGATCACTCCGAGACGGCTGTCTTACTGTCTACTTTATCTTAATTTTCTGCCCCACATAAATGAGGTTAGCGTTCTTGATATCGTTATCTTTGACCAACTTCGCAACAGTAGTCTTGTAGCGCCGTGCGATACCTGAGAGCGTATCGCCACGCTTCACAGTGTACGTCACTGTCTTCTTGGTGGAGCTTGCAGACGGCTTGCTAGACGGGCCGACAGCCTGCTTCTTGAAACCGTTCAAGCCAGCCGCCTTTATCTTAGCAGGATAGTCTATATAGCATATATCCATATCAACATTGCCGCTGATACCGCTGACTCTTCCAGTGGAGCTGTACTGCCACATACCATAAGTACCGCCGTAGTTGCAGCGTGAGCCGTACTCAGCGACCCAAAGAGCATATCTCTTAGCGACGTAGGCAGATATGTACTGCTGTAAAGGCGAACGGCTGATATACAGTCCTGCCCAGTAGCCTGCGTGTTCAAGTGCATTGCAGAAAGTCTTAACAAGGCTGTCGCAAAATGCCCTACCCTTTGCAAACTGCGAACGCTCCTCAAGGTCAAAGTATATCGGATACTCAAACGTCTTGCCCTTGATAGCATTGATACAGGTCTGAGCCTCTGCCTTTGCTTCCTCAACAGTTGCTGCATAGCTGTACCAATACGCACCTACCTTTAGCCCTGCCGCCTTAGCCGCTTTGTAGTGGTTCTCAAAGCATGGGTCTTTCTGATTAGCGTACTTGCCGAAGCCAGCACGAATGATAACATAGTCGATACCAGCCGCCTTTACTTTCTTGAAGTCAACACCCTGCTGATACTGCGAAACGTCAATGCCCTTAAATGTTTTTCCCATATTATTTCTCCTCCTTAGCCTTTAAAACATCTATTGCCTTTATGAGTACCTGCGGTATCGGTACGCCCATAAGCCCTGCGTTTTCGATTATAGACAGCGTTTCGTTCACCACAAATGCAATGCACACGCAATCTTTTATGTACCCTGTGCCAAGCATAAGGTCAAGCCTGCACGCCACAAGCAGGATAAGAAGTATCATGCCCTTGCGGCACAGCCCTTTGAAGCCCGCCCTGCTTTCAAGTGCTCCGCTTTTAGACTTGCCTGAGCGGTGGAATACGCCTGCCACTATAATGCCTGTTGCATAGTCTATCACCATAAAAATGATAAGCGTAGTCATGGCGCTTGTCCACCCTCCAAAAAGAGCGGCAATGCCGCCCCCGATAGTTCCGATAGCGGCTAAAACCGCTGTTTTTATGTTTGTCATATCTTACTCCTTTATCTCAAATGCAAACCTGCTTAACAGATATTTCTTGCCGTTAAGTAGCACTGTCTGTGTAGGTACAGAGTAGTCACTGTTACTATAGCTATCTGATATACCCTGTATATGAGAAAGTATATGATACACATTTGTAAAACCTTTGTTTAAATCAGTAGAAACTACAGGAGCAAGTGAAGTCACCGATTTCTGCTGACAAAAATATCTATAAGGAGTAGATTTAATAGTAACCCCATCAGTGAATACTGTATATAAGCGAATATTATTATCAGCACAACTTGTGGCCATTCCTATTTCGGTTTCTCCTGTTTCATAGTTAGTTACTTCACCAATTATTATATTTATACCAGGTCTACTAGCGGTATTACCGTCTATTCCAATAGCTACTAAATCACTTTGCTTATAAATAATCCATCTTCTTGGGTCTCCAATGTTAGGTGCAGTGCTCACACAAGGACAAGTCAATGCTTCTGTTCTTAGGTCACACCAACCAAAACTTCTACTTGTATCAGCAAACTGACCTCTTAAAAACAGTTCATCTGTTACCCAAAGCTGAAAGGTGGTATCTTTGGTATCAATACTTGCATTATCGCCCTCGAACACAACTTTCTTAAAGTCATAGACCTCGATAAGCTTCTTGACTAATCCTCTTAGTCCGTCTGTTCCCTCATATATTTTCATCTTCGACCGCCTCCGCTATGCCTGTTATACCTATATTTCCGTACGCTTCTCCCACTGACACACCCACAAGGCTCTGTCCGCTCACCATATCGGGTATAGTGTCGATAATATCCATATTGCCGTTGAAGTCCTCGATGCTGAACCTGTCCGTCCTATCGGGCTTTTTAAGCCCGAGATTTTCCGTGAAACTAGCCAACTATACTTCCCCCTTCCGCATTTTTGCCGACTATGAGATAGTACACCTTGAAAGCGTATGTGCCGCCCTGGTCTGAGGTGTGTTCAAGGTATGCCTCCCAGTCGATGTCCCTGCTGTTGCTTGCGACTTTGTATTGAAAACTCTGCGACTTGAAGTGCTTTTTGCCCCAGTCGCACACCATAAACACCGCAGGGTTAGTGACCCCCGAGGGTATCATGCCTGTGCGTGTATTGTAAGTCCATTGTGAGCCGTTGTCGGCGTTGACCTTCATATTCACCGTGAAAGACCCCCACCGCATATACAGTGGGTAGAGCCTGTTCACAAGACTTACTATCTGCGCCGCTGTCTTTGCACGAAACACCGCTGTACCGCCGTCTAAAAGCTCGTCCGTCTGTTCGCCCGAGTACCGCAGCTCATACTCCTCCTCGCC